GACGTGGGCCGCAAGTTGGCAGAGGAGAGCGACGTTGTGCCGAAGGTCGCCAAGAACCTCGGCCTCAAACACACGCCGCCCAAGGAAGGCGGCACCCGCTTCTGACCCGTGGCGGGCCTAACAGGCCCGCAGGGCGAGCCTCTCGGCCATGTCGGCGGGGTCTTCCCCGTCCTCAAGGTACGCAAGGCCCGACACCACGTTGGCGCGCTCGGCGGTGAGGCGCGTCCACTCGGGACGGGCGTAGTTCACGAGGTAGCGGTTGGCGACCGCCACCACATGCTTGCACGCCCCCACCCGCCCGTGGTCGGGGCACGAGCACATGAAGCCCGCGCCGATAACCACCTGCACGCGGTACTCCTCGTTGCCCACGCAGCGGGCGACGAGGCGGGTGCCACCGTCGCGGACAACCGCCTCGACTACGTTCACCGACGCCGCACGGGCGTAGCGGGAGCGGTTCGCCCCGTCGAGGAGGTGGCGCACCGCCACCCCGCGCTCGCGGAGGGTGGCGAGGGCCGCGTCGAGCGCGGCGAGTTCGGCGGTGGCGGCGGCGAGGTCTGCGTTGAGGGCGGCGAGGGTGAGCATGTTCGTTCTCCTTGTGAGAGGAGTACGGGCCACCCCTTCACCGCGAAAGCCCCTCCACAAAGGAAATGTCGAGCGCCCACTCGTGCCTCGACCGCTCCTTCCATTCGGCACGGGCCGCGTCGAGGTAGTCCGCGCACTCCTGCTCCGACCACCCGTTCACTTTGCGGAGGTGCTTCACGGCTTGCACTCCCCGCCCTACGGCGAACGCACGCCCAATGTGCTTGACCTCGTGGCAAGACGGGCAGAGGGCTATCAGCCCCACGAGCCGTTGCACCCGTGCTTGGTCGTCGTACTCCCACCGCTCGTGCGCCTCTACGGGCCACTTGCGGCCCTTGCCCCCGCAGACCTCGCACTTGTCCCCCGCCGCCTCGTAGCAAGCGTGGCGCAGCCGGTCCCATTCCTTCCTCGGAAGGCGGGACCGGAGGTTGTCGCCCCATTGGCTCGCGGGCACGAGGTCTACCGTGAGCCTCACGCCGCGCTCCGGTCAGCCCAATCCCGAAGCAGGGCCGCATGAATGTGGGTGAGCGGGTAGGTGTGCTCCACCATGCGCCGCGCCTTGACATGCGCGGCCTTGTCCCCGGCGTCGAACGCCGCCATGCGCCGACGATAGTGGGGCGTGCCGACCTTGACGTAGGCTTCCTTGGCGGCGCGAACCGCCTCCAAGGTCGGGTAGACCTCCATCCAAATGTGGGCTACGAGGGCGTCCTGCACGACTTCGTGCAGGGTGTCGAGGGTGGCCGTGCCCCGCTTCATGTTGTCGAGGGTGCGCTCGATGGCACTCCATGCGTCCATGCTGAACCCTGCCGTGAGGCAGGTGCCGGGGGCCGAGAGCGCCCCCTCGGCGTAGGACGCAGCGCGGTGCGGCTGCTCGCGCAGCATCGTCCAAACCTGTCGCATGATGGTGAGTCCGTGAGCGGCCATGTGGCCTCCTTGCCCGCGTAGCGGGGCGAGTGTCGGGGTGGTGTAGGATGTACGCATGACCCGCACCATGCGAAAGCCCCTCCTCGCAGAAGCAGGCGCGCAGCGGTGGCGAGCCTATGCCCGCAGCGGGGCAAGGTGAACTACGTCCATGCTTCGTCGTGCCGACACCCCCAAGAAGTACGAGCATATCGACTTCACTCCTCCCAAGTCGGTGGCGAACGCCGCCGAGAAGGGCTTGGAGTACCGGGAGAAGGCGTCCCCCTCTAACAAGGGCGGGTTGACCGTCTCCGAGGCAAGCAAGCAGGGCATCGGGTCGGGCGTGCAGCGTGCGGTGAACTTGAAGAACCGCAACACCCTCTCGCCTGATACCATCAAGCAAATGCACGGGTTCTTCTCCCGGCACGAGAAGAACAAGGGTGTGGCCCCCGAACACAAGTCCGAGCCGTGGAACGACAAGGGGAACGTGGCTTGGCTGTTGTGGGGCGGCGACCCCGGACAAGCGTGGGCCGCGAAGGTGCTCGGACAGATGGAAGCCGCCGACGAGAAGGAAAAGGCCGTCAAGAAGGCTGCTATGGGCTTCGCCCGTGGCCGCACGGCTTCCACCCCGCCCACGCTTTACCACCTCACGACCCTTGCGGCTCTCCGCAAAATCATGCGGTCTAACCGGCTTCATACTGGCGCATTTCGCGCCGTGTCGTTCACCGAAGACCCTTCCCTGTTCGGGCAAGACTTTCAGTACGGTAACGACTTTGGGAACTCTACGGTTCGGATTGTGGTGGATGGTGCGAAACTTTCCCGAGATTATCCGGTCGAACCCCATGTTGATGGGCAGTCCGATAGGTTCCGTCGTGAGAAAGAGTGGCGGGTTCCGGGGCAGTCCGTTGATGAGTTGAGCCGGTATGTGAAGTGTGTGGAGGTTCTATCGCGGAGGCCCCACGACGAAACCGACCATTATTGGAAGCGGGTGGGTCTTGGGTGGGATCCGAAAAGAAAGGTTGATTTGCGGCAGAAAGTGTTGGATGAAGTCGTGAGCCTTGGGGAAAGCACCGGGTTCCGTGTTGTTGTGTCCCCCAAGCCCGGCGGTCGGGGGTGTGTGTCCTCGGACCTCGCCCGTGGCCGCACGGCTTCCGTGAACGGTGATGGTTCGTCGGTTGGGTTCTTCATCCCCCTGTCGGCGGAACTTGCCTCGCAGTACGAGGTGAAGCCCGAGGACACCTCGCCTCCGCATGTGACCTTCCTCTATGTGGGCAATGTCGCACCCGAGCAAGTGTCCACGTTCTTGCGGGTGGCACGCGGGGTGTTGCAGGACGCGCCCCCCGTGTTCGGGGTTCTGAACGGCGTGGACTCCTTCGTGCAGAAGGACAAGAACCAACGGGTGTTGTACAGCCGCGTGTCGTTCTCCCACGACCTCAAACCGTTGCGCGACCGCTTGTGGGCGGCGCTCACCGAGGCGGGCTTCAAGGTTGAGCAAGCGTTTCCCGCCTTCACCCCGCACGTCACCATTGAGTACCGGGACGGGTTGAACGACGCCGTTCTCGACCAAGCCGCCCCTTTGGGGTCTTGGGACTGTAAGACCATTGAGGTGTGGGGGCTCCCCAAGAAATACACCCTTCCCCTTGGTGGAAGGGGTGGCAAGCAAGCGCGCACGGCTTCCGGTATGTCCCTGTCGTTGGACGACCTCGGATACGGGAGCCTCACGACGGACGAGGAAGCCTTGTTGCTCGCACCTTCGACGGCGTTCCCGGCAGAGGTTCTTGCCCTCATTCCGCAGGTGCCGTGCCCCGAGAACTCCTCCGAGGAGACGAGGCGCGAACTCGCCTACCTGCTTCGGTTGCAGCAGACGGCACGGCCCTATCTTGCCCAACAAGTAGTTGGGACCGACGAGAACGCTACGTCCACCTTGGAGGCGTACTGTGCCAAACACGGGTTGGACGCAAGCGGTGTCCTCCCCGTAGTGCGTGCTGCCCGTTCGGTGCTTCTGCAAGTCAAGCGGCTCTACAACCGCCCGCGCCCGTACCAACTGGCCGAGTACTTGGAGCCGGGGTTCCACCCCATGCCGTCTACGACGGCGCACACCCCGTCGTATCCGAGCGGGCACTCGGCACAGGCGGTGCTCGTGGCCCTGCTCTTGTCGGGCCTCTACCCCGAACACCGGGAAGCGTTCATGGCTCTCGCCAAGGAGGTGGGGCAGCACCGCATGATCGGCGGCTACCACTTCCCTTCGGACGTAGCCTACGGGGAGCAAATCGGGCGTGTGCTCTACGAGAGCATGGCCCGTGCTTCCGTGCGTACCGCCGCTGCCAAGTACAAGGACAAGAAGCAAGTCCCGAAGGCGGACGGGTCGGGCAAGACCACCGTGTACGTCTACTCCGAGCGGCAGGTGGCGAACCGGCACCGGGAGAAGGCCGAGCGGTTGGAGGACTTCAAGCCCGCGCTCGCGGAACTTCGCGCACAGGTCAAGAAAGACCTCGACAGCGACGACCCGAAGAAGAACTTGGTTGCCCTCGCCGTGGGGCTCATTGACGCGACCTATGAGCGGGTCGGCAACGACGAGAGCGCAGACAACGGGCACTACGGGGTCACCGGGTGGCTCCGTAAGCATGTCACGTTCAAGGGCAAGCGGGCCGTCATTCGGTACACGGGCAAGTCGGGCGTCAAGCACGAGAAGTCGGTGGACGACGAGGCCCTTGTTGGGGCCTTGAAGAAGTGCTGCGGCGACAAGGACGGGGAGGAGCAAGTGCTCTCCCTCGGGAAGCACGCGGTCACGTCGGGGGACGTGAACAAGTACCTCAAACCCTATGGCATCACCGCGAAAGACCTACGCGGGCTGCACGCGAACCGAGAAATGCAGGAACGCCTGCGGGCTATCCGTAGTAAGGGGCCGAAACTGCCCCGGCTCCGCAAGGAGCGCGACCCCATTCTCAAAGAGGAGTTCAAGCAGGCGTTGGAAGGTGCTGCCGAGGCCGTGGGGCATGAGCCCTCGACCCTGCGGAAGCAGTACCTTGTCCCCGGCATTGAGGACGCCTACATGAAGGACGGCACGGTGCCGCGTGACCTCACGGCGAGCACTCGCCGTGTCGCGGCCCTCTACTTGCGGGCCGCGAAGTCTGACGCCGAGCGTGAGGACGAGGAAGCCGAACGGCTTGTCAAGCCGGAACCCAAGTACAAGCCGCCCCGTGGTGACTTGCGCCGCCGTCGTGTTGATACGGAGCGGGACGACGACCCCGACAAGAAGCAGGACGACAAGGACAGGTCGCAGAACTACAAGGACGCTTCCGTTCGCGCCGTGGTTCAGCGTGTTGCTGCCGCGTGGTTGTTCAAGGTCGGGCAGGGCAACCCTTTGATGGAGCGGGCCAAGAAGGAGTTTGAGGCTTACGAAAAGAAGCACCCGGACACAGAACTTGATGTCAACACGTTCCTTGAACGGCTGGCACAACGCTCAAAGACCACTTCCGAGGGCTCAAACACGGACGCCGAAACCAAGGCCGACGCGGCGCACTACGCCCAACAAGAACGGAAAGTCAAAACCGAGCGGGTGCAGAAACTTGTGGACAAGGTGAGCGCCGAGTGGGCCGAGTTGGAGAACTCGCTCCCTCTGACGAGCGAGAACCGTAAACGTATTTCGTCCTCCATTGAGTCGTACACCCCCAAACAGCGGGAGGAGTTCGCGAAGGCGTTCGCTTCTGCCCGTGAAGCGCATGTTCGCAAGTACTCCGACGAGGGTTACGACCCTGACGCGGTGAGCACCGCCCTTTTGGACATGGACGCCAAGTTCACGAAGGCCGACCCAAAGAGGGTCGCGGAACATGCCGTGGAGGTTATCTTCACCGACCGGGTGCTATTGAACCCCATGCTGCTCACGCCGGACGACCCTCTCTCTGACGACGAGGGCAAGGGCACGGCGGACCCAAAGAAGTCCGCTGCTCGGGTCAGTCAGTCTATTCAGCGGTTCTCCCGTGCCTCCAAGCGCGAGCGCGCAGAAATGTCCAAGCGCCTTGACGCGGCTATCCGTGAGGCTCCCGAAGGAACTGCAAAGCAAGAGGAGTTGCTTGCCGTCAGGTTCGGGCTTACCGCCGCAGAAGCACTTCACCCTATCAAAGAGGACGGGGACGACGAGGGCAAGGCAGACCAAGACCCCAAGCCTCCCAAGGGCATGTCAAAGGTCGAGTTCGGCCTCCTGCAACACCTCGCGGACGACTCCGAAAAGTCCAGCGAACTGCTTGGGTTGTCCTTCCGTGCAAGCCGCAAGGACAAGTCCGCACAAGAGGACACGCGGAAGTTCGTCCGCGAAGCCACCCGCTCCATGAAGCCCGAGCAGATAAACAACCTGCTCCCCGAGGAAATGCAGTCCGCGTCATTGGCCGTTCGCAGCCTGCTCAAAGAAATGGCGTCTGACCGTGCTTCCTTCCGCAAGTCGAAGGGTAAGTCCACCGCCAAAGAGGACGCCGCTATCTCCGAGTACGAAGCCGAAATGGACGCCCTTGGCGACATGCTTGGGGAACGCCTCTCGGACCTCGTGGCGGACAGCGTGGGCCGGAAAGTCCAGCCCGAAGACGATGAGGTGGGTTCCGTCTACAAGAACATGGTGAAGAACCGCCCGAAGTTGAACGGCGGCAAGCCACCGTCCAAGAAGGACTTTGGTGCTTTCTTAGACGACCTTATGAAGTCTTTTCGCAAGTTGCTTGGGAACAAGGGCGTTACCGCCCACCTCCACCTTGCAGAACCGCCCCGTGTCTCGGTAGGGGGTCTATACCACTTCTAAATGGTAGGCCCCTCCACGCCCTCCTCTTTGGGGGGAAGCAGTATAGCCAACCCTCCCCTCCGAACCGCAGGAGTCCTCCAATGGCCCGTCTCACCCGCCAAGGGGCGCGCAACCTCACCGCTGCCCTCGACAACATTGCCCAAGTCGTTCAGCACCGCGCTGCGATGCTCGGCCTCGACAAGCGCACGGCTACCGACTTCGCGTACCGCTGCGACCTCCTGTCGGACGCCATTGAGCGCACCGCCTCCGAGAACTTCCCCCTGCCCCGGCAGGCTGCGGAGAAGGGCAACGACGACGAGGGCATGAGTGTGGAGCACGGTGAGGGCGGGTTTGACCCGAACCTCATTGGCGACGAGGTTCCCGGCCCGTTGGAGATTATCGAGCCCCCGAGCGAGCCGTGGATGGACGGGCACTTCACGCAGGAGAAGTACCACGTTCTTGGCGAGTTGCAGGAGGCGGGCGAACTTGGCCCGGTCCACCTCGCGTCCCTTCTGACCAAGGCTGCGGGCATCATTCTTGCCCAAGAGTCCGACAAGGAGGAGCAGGAGGAGGAGCAGCAGGAGGAGGTCAAGAAGCAGGCCAAGAAGGGCCAGCAGAAGGGCAAGGTTCCCCCGCAGTTCCTTGAGCAGCAGAAGAACAAGGCTGACGCCGAGGAGCAGCAGGAGGAGCAGCAGGAGAAGGGGGCCAAGAAGAAGGCTTCCGCCGCAAACGATTGGGGCTTCAACCTCTCTCGCTGAAACCCCTCTTGCTGCGAGGCGTGCCCGTGAGCCGCACCACCCGTACCGCACAGAACTACGTCAACTACCAAGAGCGGGCCTCCGAGTTCGCTGTTGGTGATGTTGTCGTGCCCTTTGGTTACTTGCCGGGGGTCGCGGGACGGGTGGTGGCCTTGTGGCCCGCTATTGGCATGGCAGACGTTCAGTTCACGGGCGGGACAAAGCGGTATCCCGTCGAAGAACTGCAACGCATTGACGCCAACGGTGACGCCAACCCCCCGCGCATGGAGAGCGTGCCGGGGGGCAAGGGCACGGTGCCCGTGCCCACGACCTCGCCCGCGCAAGACAAGAACACCGCTGACCTTGCGAGCAGGGTCGCGCACGGCTTCGTGCGGAACGCCCTCTATTGGTCGGCACCGGGCCGCAAGTACCGCCTCACGCGCTCCGAGCAGGACGCAGGCTGCTACAACTGCCCGAAGTGCGACGACTCCCCCCTGCGCCGTACCGTGTACAAGCGCATGAACGGGGTGAGCGAACGCCTGCTTGGGTGCCCCGCGTGTCTCTTTCTCATCAAGGAAGGGGACATTCTCGGGCACGACCACGGGGACCGGGTTGGGGCTTGGCTCAACACCCCTCACGGCTTGGCCCCCACGGGGCCGTCCGAAGACACCGTGAAGTGGACCTCCGTTGAGGTCGAGAGCAAGGACGGCGGGCGTTCCTACTCCGTTTTTGCTTACGGCCTTCTTTCAGGGCGCGAGGTTCGCAGCGTGCGGGCTTTCGGGGTTAGGAGCCCTGACGCGGCCCGCAAACAAGCGGAGGTTCTTCGGCGCGAACTCCGTGTACGGGTTGGGTGAAGCATGGCGTTCATGAAGTATGCCCGCGCACAGGTCATGCACCCCCGTATCACCGGGGCCGCGTGGCAGGGCATTCGCAAGCAAGCGTCGTCTGCCCCCACCGCGTCCAAGAACCTCGTCGCGCAGGCAGGCGAAATCCTCGGGGAGCAGTTCACCCCCGACCGCTACCTCCTTACGCATTGTTCGATTGTGGCGAGTGTGGACGTAGACACCGTGCCGAACGTGAAGTTGGGCACGGAGAAGGTCGGCTCTCGCACCGTCACCCGCAAGTGGGCTGACTACTACATCAAGCCCGAGTGCGCGCAGTTCGTGAACAACAACGGCGACTCGTGGTCCCGTGAAGTGCTCTTGAAGTCGTTCCGCACCTTCATTGGGGCGCACAACTTCTTGGAGCATGTGCAGATTGAGGAGCAGTCGAAGGGGCGCATTATCGACGCCGTGGCCCGCGACATTGGCCCCTCGGTCTATGTGGACATTCTCGTTGCGACCGACCGCAAGCACGCGCAGTTGGTGCAGGACATTGAGAGCGGCAAGATGGGCACGCTCTCTATGGGCTGCTCCTGCGAGTTCACGCTCTGCTCTCAATGTGGCAACGTCGCGGTGGACGAGACGGACCTCTGCGAGCATGTCAAGTACTCCAAGTTGAACACCTTCTTCGACGCCCGTGGGCAGCGCCGGGTCATTGCCGAACTCTGCGGCCACTCCTCGCACGGCGAGACGGGCGGCGTCCACTTCATTGAGGCGTCGTGGGTCGCGGTTCCCGCCTTTGCAGGGGCGGTGATGCGGAACATTCTCGACCCGGCTTCCGTTACGCCCGAGAAGGCGAAGCAGTTCTCCGAGGTGCTCTCTGCTCCCCCTGCCGAGTGGGGAACGAACATTCTGCGTGCGGCTTCCGAGCACCGTGTCGCGCAGCAGTTTGACTTCGGGGACATGGGCGACGACGAAGGCGGTGAGGGTGAGGGGGAGGCCGACGCTGCGGCTCCCGAGAAGCCCGCAAGCCCGTTCGCAGAAATCGAGGACGACCTCTACAACGCGGTCAAGACCCGTGTGAAGGACCGCTTGGAGAAGGAACTCCGCGAGCAAAACATTGAGAAGGCTCTTGCGACCCCCACGGCTCCCAACGATAGCATTATCAAGGAAGCAACGGCGAAGTTCGCACGCCAAGCCTACGCAAACACGGTCAACACGCTCGTGCGGGTAGCGTCTTCGGACGCGGCCCTCGTCAATGGGCTTGCAGAAATCGACCGTTCTTTTGGGCTTCGCGTTCCACAGTCTGTCTATCGCACCGCCCTTATGGTAGGTGCGACGGACAGGTATTCGTCTTTTGACGAATACCTCCGGGCTTGCCACAAGCAGGCACGGAGAGTTCTCACCCCTTCCGAACTTCGGGTCGCATACCGAATCGGCAACTTGCTCACCCGAAAGGGGAGCGTTCAACCCCCGCAACCGAGGAAATAAGCCATGCGTGAGCGTCTGACTTGGAAGCGCGGCGGGGCAACCAATGCTCCCGCTCGGCGTGCCTCTGCCCACCCCGCCTACCCTGACGAGGGTGCGGCCAACCCCGCGTACCAGCCTGACCCCGAGGCCGACGCCTACGAGAACGGTGACCCGTCCTCTTGGGCCGAAGACCCGCACCCCGGCCCGTACCCGCAGTCGGCCCACCCGGCGTACCCCGACGAGGGGCCTGCCTCCCCGGCTTACATTGCCAAGCAGGGCTCCGTTGCCTTTGCCTTGGAGCGCAAGGCCGCGAAGTGCGTGCGTTTGGCTTCCGCCATGCTCGGCCCGAACGCTTCGCAGCACGAGGTCGAGAACCAAGCCCTCGCGTTCATGGACATGAGCGAGCGCGCCCTCCGAGCCTCCCTCTCCCGCCTCGCCGCACAGGACGAGGGCGATGAGAGCGACGAGCATGAGCAGGAGGAGAAGGAGAAGGCCAAGAAGGCTGCTTACCTCCGTCGCCGCGCCCAACAAGAGAAGAAGGACGAGGGTGAGGACGAGGGCACCGAGGAGGAGCAGCAGGAGGTCAAGGGTGGCAAGAAGGCCGCTCTCGCCAAGGCCGCTTACCTTCGCCGCCTCGCGCAGCAGATTGAGGAAGAAGTCGAGGAAGACGAGGGTGAGGACGAGGACGAGGGTGAGGAGGAGGAGCAGCAGGAGGTCAAGGGTGGCAAGAAGGCTTCCGCCCTCGACGCCCGCCTTGCTCGCATTGAGCGCCTTCTGACCGCTGGCCTTCCCATGTCCTACATGCAGGAAGAAGCCATGTCTCCCGAGGAAGCCATGCTGGAAGCCATGCTCAACGAGGAGCAGGGTGCCGAGCATGAGGCACAGTCCTTGGAGGAAATGCTGCTTGAAGAAATGCAGCATGAGGCGCAGCAGCAGGCCGTGGCCGAGCCGTTCGGCATGATGGCGCAGCAACTTGCCATGCAGGGTGACGCTTCCGGCCCGCAGATTGGCAAGCCTGCCATGCAGGGCATGAAGGCGCAGCAGCACATGAGCCCCGAGGCGCAGCAGGCCGAGGCGCAGTTGGCCGAAATGCTCCAAGAGGAAGGCATGGGTGGAGTGCTTGGTGCCGAGTACCAAGACGCTGCCGAGGCCATGCTCATTGACCCGAGCGGGGACAACTACGTTGACCCCGTTTCCGGCATGGTCGTTGACCCGAGCGGTGACGACTACGACGACGGCATGATGAGCGACCCGATGGGCCTCATGGACGGTGGCATGGGCGACGACGACGCCCTTCTTGCCTCCCTCTTTGGCGACGAGTCCATGAAGTACGCCAAGCAGGCCCCCGCCGACGCCGAGGAGCAGGAGGAGGAGCCGAAGAAGGCGCAGCAGAAGTCCGCGTCCCTTCGCCCGCAGCCCAAGAAGGCAACCACGGGTGCCACTCGCCTTGGGGGCATCACGAAGGAAGCCGCCGAGGTCAGCGACCTGTCGAAGTTGTGGGAGTCGGCTCCCGATGTGAGCAAGTACTTCTAACCCCTTGACCGGGGGGCGAAGCCCTTGACGGGGGCGAGAGGCGAAACCTCTCGCCCCCGTGTCTTTTTCTCTGTCCGCTTTCCAATAGAGAGTGCATAGCGACCCGAATAGGTACAGCCTCACTTGTCCCGCTGTGGAACGGGTGGGGTTGCGGGTTGGTGGGCAGTCCCGCACACCACTCTGACTTCGGCAACACTCCATCCCTGTGAACAGGGAGCAACGCCAAGAGGTAAATCATGGCTATGCTTGGACAGGCGAGTGGTGGGTTTACGGAGTCGTCGTCGGCTCTGCGTTTGCTCCATGTGGGTATCCGCAACACGAACGCTGTGCTGACGCTCGATTCCTTCACCCAAACCAACCCGCCCATCATCACCACCGCCGGTACTATCAGCGCGAACGTGGACACTTCTGTTCTCGGCGTGCTGTCCGGCTCCGTCGCCATTTCCCGTCCCGACGAGGGCTCCAACTACGTTGGCGGCCCCGGCTCCTCGACGCTCATTGCGGCGAGCGGCGGCGGCACGGCGAGCACGGCTTCCGCGACGAGCCTCCCGCAAGGCTACGTCCCGCTCGGCCTGTTCATCAACAACGCCGTTGGCAACGCCTACGAGAACACCCCCGGCCCCGCTTCGGGCCTCGGCCCCTACGTCTCTGCAATGGGCACCTACGCCTCGCAGTTGTTTGAGACGGAGGCGTTCGTTGCCGTGGGCGCACTCGCGCAGGGCGACGACCTCTCGTACATTCCCGGTGTCCCCCTCATCACCTCGCTGAACGGCTACCTCATGCCGTCCCGCGTGTGGACGGGTGCCGCCAACGCCTCCTACGACCTTGTGACGACCGCGCTGCAAAGCGCCGTCCTCAACTCGGCAGGCGTTTCCACCACCGTCGCGATTCTTCGGATGCCTGCGGACAGCACGCAGCCCGAAATCGTGTTCGACCAGCGCATCTGACGGGAGGGCACGAACAATGTCTGTCGCAAACAGCGTCAAGCAGAAGATGATCTCGGAGTACATCAACACTCCGCAGGGTCGTGCCAAGTTGGCCGCGTCCATGACGCAGCCGCTTCGTCTGCGCCGTGACTACATGGCGGTCGGTCGCAAGACCTTCCTCGTGGAGCAACTGCCGGACGGCGCGCTGCCGATTTACGACAAGGATCCCGACGTGACCGCGTTCGTGGTCGGTGAGGAAGGCGAGAACATCGTCGCAATCACCAAGCCGCGCCGCGTCATTTTCCCGCTCTTTGAGATTGCGTCCAACCCCGAGATCCCGCTCACGCAAATCAAGGAGCGTCGTTTCGACCTCATTGAGCGCGCACAGGACTTGGCTCGGGCGCAAATCCAAGCAGCCGAGGACGAGCGGGTGTTCTCCGTTCTCGACGCCATCGCCACCAACGGGTTCGACTCGGTTTCGAGGCAGTTCAACCCCGACATTCCGGTTGTCGCCCCCATCAGCGGCGCGGTGCTCGCGGACGCCTACGCGGAGATTGAGCGCAACGACCTCCGGGTTGCTCGCGTGTTCATGAACGCTCGGGACTACGCGGACCTCCGCAAGTTCGGTCGTGACATTCTCGACATCGAGAGCCAGCGCGAACTTCTCAAGACGGGCCTCATGGGCACGCTTTGGGGCGCGCAAATCATCGTGTCGCGTCTCGTCCCGGTCGGCACCGTGTACGTCTGCTGCGAGCCCGAGATGTTCGGTCGGATGCCCGTCCGTACCGAGTTGACCGTGCTCTCTGCCGACGACCCGAAGGCCCGCACCATCGGCTTCTCGGTGTTTGAGAATATCGGTATCGGGGCCTACAACCCCAAGGGCCTCACGCGCTTGACCATCACGCGCGCGTAAGCCTCCTACCGGGGTTTTCAGCAAGGCCGCACACCGCAAGGTGTGCGGCCTTCGCACTTTTAGGGTGGACACCGTGGAGCATTTACGGTACGTTTTCGGAAACGTAGGTGCCCATGCGAGCCGTACCGTGTCCCGTGTCCCCCGAAACCCTGCGCGACCTCTACGCCGTGCAGAAGCAGACCGACCAAGAGATAGTCGAGCACCTGTGCGCGCAAGGCCACGATGCGACCTTGAAGCGGGTGCGCGCATGGCGACAACGGTTCGGCATTGACACCGTGCCACGGTGGGCACGGCACGAAGTCACCCCTATCGAGGGCACGCTACGGTCGTTGCTCGTAGGCTCCATGCTCGGTGACGGGAGGCTCGTCCACCGCACCAAGGCTACGCACTACGAGGAGTCGCACGCAGGGAACCAACTCGACTACTTGAAGTGGAAGGCCGAGGTGTGGGGGTCGGCATGGGTACGGGACTTACGCGAGGTGCCCGACACACGGGGGTTTCGCACCTACCGCATGTGGACGCACGCCCATGCTTCGCTGAACGAGTGGCAATCCCTGTTCTACGCGAGCCGGGAGAAAGGGTGGAAGCGGTTCTTGCCCGAGGTGGCAGACCTCGTTGACCCCTTTGCTCTCGCGGTGTGGTTCCTTGACGACGGGCACGCGGGGTGGTGGCCCGAGTTCGCGTTCGGGGCTGACGAGCCTTCTCGGCAGGTTGCACTCGCAGCCCTCGACAGGTTCGGGCTGCACCCCCGGTGGCTCCCCCGCAAGGGAAACACGGGGGTGTTCATCCTTGAAGGTGAGGCCCAAGCAGAGCACTTCCTCGCGCTTGTCCGTCCCTTCGTGCCCGCGTGCATGACCTACAAACTCGACTTTGGGTTCCTTGGGCGGGGCTATCAGATGCGACAGGTCATGGACGAAGCCGTGCTGCGTCGGTTGGCGGGAGCGGGTGTGCCTTTGCGAGACATGGCCCGCCGACTTGGAGTGGGGGCGTCCACGGTGTCCCGGTGGCTCCGTGCTCTCGGCGTCGAGCATCCCCGCAAGGTAGGACGGCCCCGCCTGACGATCACCCGCGCTTGATAGCGTAGGGTGGCCGCAAGGGTCACTTGAACCCCCGCCGAGGGCAACCCCGGCGGGGGTTCTCGCTTTTTGGGCTTGGCTCGGAGGACGGTAGCCCGTCAATACCCGCAGAGGGGGGTACACACCTCCTTGTCGAGTAGGTTTCTACCATGAAGCGCACCCGCACAGCGGCAGACGAAGTTCGCCTTGTCGCCTACTTCGGCAAGACCCCTGACCTCACGCCCTCTGCCAAGTCTCGCTATGAGTGGGAACTTGCCGGGGACGACGCGCTCACCCCCGCTGCCGAGGCGGCGCTTGTGGACAACCTGCGGAAGCGTATCTTTGGGCCAAAGACCGTAGGGCTCGTGGTTCGCATCCCCTTGTTCGGCAAGTCGCCCGTCTCGTTCTCGGGCGTGAGCCTGCAAGACCTCCCGAAGAAGTTGCAGGGTGAGGTTGCGAGCGTCGTGGTCCCCTCGGGGGGCTCACACACCATTAGTCACCCCAACCCCACGAACATGCCCGAGGCACCGCAAGGCACCATGCTCCGCGAGTTCTCCACACCCGCTCCTGACCCTGACGGCCTCACTTCCCGCACCACGAAGTTGGCGGCGAGCCTTCCGCACGGCTCTCCCTTGCGGCGGTTCCTTGTGGCGACCGTGAAGGAGGCGTGTCCCGGTCACCTTGGGAACCCCATGCAAGCCCCTCCCGGCTTGTCCGTGGCGAGCGCACCCGGCATGTCCTGTGGTTCTTGCACCTTCTTCTGCCCGACCCGCAACGTCTGCAAGGCGTTCGGGGACTACCCCGTGTCTGCCGACATGGTGTGCTCCGCATGGGAGGGTGAGGGCGAACTCTCCGAGTTCGGGTCGCTCGTGGCTTCGGTAAGGGTGGCGAAGGGCACCCCGCGCTCCATGTTGGAGCAGAACCCGACCGCGCAGGTCGAGGTGATGCCCGACGCGGGCATCACCGTCATTCGCTACAACGGGGCCAAGACGGGCAAGCCCGCCGCCGCCGTCTACTCGGGCCGTAGTGACAAGCCCTTGTGGGACTACTTCTTTGGAAGCACGTTGGCGCGGGAGCAGTACATTGACGACCAAGTGGAAAAGAGCAAGGCTGCTATGTCCGCTCGGCAAGAGCGGGCGCAGGCCAAGCGGGACTTCCAACACGGCTTGAAGGACGGCGACATTCTCTACTCGTCGTGGGGCTACGACCAAACGAACATCAACTTCTACGAAGTGGTGGGCGTCGTCGGCAAGCAAGTCTTTATCCGCGAGGTCGAGTCCAAGGTCGTTCGCTCCGAGCGCGGGTCCGACTATGTGGTGGCCGTACCCGGTCGCTACACGGGCGCAATCTTGAAGAAGGTTCCGCAGAGGGGCTACCGGGGCGAGCCGTATGTGAAGGTGAACGACTCGCAGAATGCTTACCCGTGGGACGGCAAGCCCAAGTACGAGACGGCGGGTGGCTTCGGCCACTAAGCCACCCTACTTTTCTCGTGCAGGGTGTGTGGGTACGGTGAACCGTAGCCTACGGGGTCGCTCTTGCTCATCGCAGTTTCGGGAAACATTGGGGCTGGAAAGTCTACTCTTGCCAAGTCTCTCTGTGAGCGCGGGGGGCTCCACCTCGTTCCCGAGCCGGTCGAGGACAACCCCTACCTCGCAGACTTCTACGCGGACCCTGTGAGGTGGGCGTACCACGCGCAGACGTTCATCATGTCCGTGCGGCACGAGCAGCAGAAGCGAGCGCACGAACTCTCCCGTTCGGGCACCTCCTGTTTGCTCGACAGGTGCTTGCACGAGGACCGTATTTTCGCAGCCGTGGCGAGGGACAAGGGGTTCCTCGCTCCCCGTGAGTGGAACACCTACGCGACCCTGCACCGGGCCTTGCTCGCGTCGGCCCCTCCCCCCGAGGTGGTGGTCTATCTCCGCACCACCCCCGAGGTCGCGCAGTCCCGCATTTCGCTTCGGGGGCGGGACGCGGAGGCAAGCATTCCGCTCGACTACCTCGCGGCCCTACACGCAGAGTACGAGCAATGGGCCGAAAGCATGGAACTCACGACCCGTGTGCTTGTCGTGGACGCCACGAAGAACTTTGCTGACCCCGACGCCGTGTGGGCTGCGGTTCAAGCCTTCCGGTAGCGGGCGAGCAAAGCACGCACGGTTTCTTCGTTGGGGGCGTTCTCAATAGCATCTGCAATGTCGTCGTCGGGGTCAATGTCGTCGCCTTCGGGGTCAGAGGCGGTGTCCCCTTCGTCCTCGTACTGCTCGTCCCCCTCGTCCTCGTACTGCTCGTCCCCCTCGTCCTCGTACTGCTCGTCCTCGTGGTTGTAGACTTCGGACCCACTCATTTCGTGGGCCGACATGGGTTGGGCCGGGACAGGTGCGGCTTGGGGCTTCACGACGACGGCTGCTTGCTCTGCCTTCATGCGCTCAATGAGGTGTCGCAGCGCGTCAACCTTCCCGGCAAGGAAGTCGGCGCGGGACTGCACCTGACGGCGCAACTTCTCCAACTCGTCGCCTGCGGCCTTTACCTTGCCCGCAGCCTCGCTTTGGATTTCGCTTACCACGGTGTCGTGTTGCTCTTTCAACTTTTCGTACTGTGCAGGAAGCCCGTTGCGTTCCCGCAAGCAAGCCTCGACTTGTTCTTCCAAGTGCCGCAGAAGTTCGCTGTCCATGCCTAACAGGCCCCCGGTTTCACAAACGATACCCGCAGCCCCCCGCAAGAGGTTCCGCCCCCACCGCTACGGAACAGGTCTACTTCTTGCTCCGTGGTGACCGTGAGCGAGGTGGACGGGTCGGTGCATTCCATGACGCCGTACACGACCACGCTTTCCGAGAGCGACGAAGGAATGGTCGCCGTGTAGGCGTACCTCCCCGTGTCTCCCGCCACCGCAGTCATGGGGGTTCCCGCAGCGACAAGCACCTGCTTGACCCCGTTCACGAAGTAGAAAACGTAGATGCTCGGGTCGGCGGGCACAATAGGGTTGCCCGACGCATCGAGAAACAACGCCGTGAACGTGAACGGTTGCCCGATGATTGCCTTCGCCACGGGTCACTTCTCCTTGTGGCGGGCTTCCCACACGGGCTTTGGAACCCAAGTCGTGCCGTCCCACACCATGCCGTCACGCTCCTCGCCCACGGACACAGCGGGCGACAGGGCGTTCGGGGTGTGGGCGGGCTTCGGTGTGGTGACAGCAACGCTGCGCTTCAAGAAAGCCATGTGGTGCTCCTGTCTACGGTGTTGGCATAGTGCCTCTACCGCTGCAAATATGTTACGGTGGGCCGTTTATCCCGACCCGTAGGGGTAGGACGTGCCCCCACCTCGGAAGGTAGCCGTGCGCTGCCCATGAGCCGAGCACCCCCCGTCGCGCTTTCCTTCGGGCTTTCGGCTTCACCAACCCCCTCTATTACGAGGTCTACTCATGGCTACGCAGGACAAGAACTTGCTCGTGCTGAATGCCGGGCAAATCGAGAAGGCAGCGGCTACGGACACCATCCGTATCCACAGCCTCGCCGTTGACGCAGGCGTTGCAATCACGGGCGACACCTCCATTGACGGTGACCTTTCCGTTACCGGAACCATCGTCTCCAAGAACGTCGATAGCCTCGTCGTTCGCGACCCGTTCATCGACTTGGGCCTCGGCAACACCACCGCGACCCCGCAGGCGGGTGGTTTCTCCGTCTCCATGAACCGCCTCTCGTCCTTCACGGCAGAGACGGTCACGGACTTCGTGGCGGGCGTGCCCTCCACCTCTGCTCCGACCTTCACCGTGTCGGGCGGTTCTTCGGCCCTCGCGGCGGGCGACATTGTTGCCATTGTCAATGCCTCCGACGTGAACAACGACGGTCTGTACGTCGTTGCGAGCGTTGCGGCTGGCGTCGTGACCATCAAGGGCGTGGGCGGTTCGTCCCCGAGCGGTTCCGTCCCCTTCGTGCAGAACCAGTTCACGGCGGGCACCTCGCAGAACGCGACCGCCTACAAGGTTGAGGTTGTCGCTGCGGCCTTCGCGGACGGCACCACCTCCTTCAAGGACGGCGGCGGTGTGGCATGGGCCAAGGGCCTGTTCGTCACGACGGCGCAGCCGTGGTCCACCGAGGCCGAGTTCAACGCCAACGGTGCTTACGACACCGCCGCGCAGACCTCCTTGCAGGAGGCTTACGTCACCGGCAACACCATCACCACCTCGGCTGGCGAGGGTGACGTTGTTATCGCTGGCGATCAGAAGTTGGACGTGTCCGCCACGGGCGGCGTGGCTATCGCGGCCACCCTCGACCTCAACGGCGCAATGGACGCCGACGTTACCACCTACGACGTGAACGCCTCTGGCGCTTACAACGTCTTGGCGGGTGCGGCTTCGTCCATCGCCACTTCTGCGGGGGACTTGACCCTCGACGCGCAGGCCGCGAGCCTCATCCTCGACGGCGGCGAAGCCGCTGCCGACGCGGTGCGTATCGTTGCCTCCGCTGCGGGCGGCGGTATCGACATTGACGCCGGGACGGGTGGCATTGCTGCCGACTCCACCGGGGCTATCAGCCTCGGTGCGGCGGCGGCCTCGGACTTCACGGTGGCGGGCAACCTCACCTTGGAGACGACCGGCGCAGGCATCACCGAGGTCAAGTCCGCAGCCGAGGTGCAGGTCACCACGCTGCTGCTCGACGTGAACGCCACGGGCGCTGTGGAAATCGACGCCGCTGCCGCGTCGAACTTCACGGTTGCAGGTGCGGGCCTCACCCTGTCCACCACGACCTCGGGCAACATTGTCGTCAGCGCCGCTGCGGCCCTCGACATGGACGCCGTTGGGGCCGCTACGCTTGACGCTGCGGGCATCAGCCTCGACAGCGCCGGGGTGGCCTCCAACTTCACCGTGGCGAGCACGGGTGACGCGCAGGACTTGACCCTCGCCGTCACGGGTGCGACGAACTCCTCGGTTCTCGTCGCCTCGTCCGGTACGGGTGCGGACGCCATTGGTCTGACCGCTTCGGCGGGCGGCATCACGGTGGACGCGGCGGGCGCTCTGTCGCTCGATTCGACCGGCACGGCCTCCAACCTGACCCTCTCGGCCAATGACGCGGGCACCGCCACGCTGACCATTGCCGCGACCAACACGGGTGCGGGCGCTGCCGACCTCGACATTGACGCGGACGGCGCGGTTACCATTGACGGTGCCTCGTTCAGCATTGACGCCACGAGCGCGTCGAACATGACCGTGACGGGTGGCAACCTCACCCTGTCCACGGTCACGAGCGGCGTCCTCGCGGTTACGTCGGCGGGCAACCTCGACATGGACGCGGTGGGCACCGTCACCATCGACTCGTCCGGTGCGGCCATCAGCATCGGCAGCAACGCCGACGCCTACGGCATCAACATCGGCACGGGTGCTGCGGCCCGTACCATCACGGTCGGTAACACGACGGGGGCCACCGCCCTCGACGTGAACCTCGGCACGGGTGGCATGACCGTTGACACGCAGTCCGGCGGGGCCATCAGCCTCGACGCGGTGGGTGCGGCCTCCAACTTCACGGTTGACGGCGGCGACCTCACCCTGTCCACGCTGACGAGCGGCAACCTCGTGTTGGCCTCGGCGGGCAACATCGACGCGGACGGCGCGATTGTCACCGTGGACGCCACGGCGGGCATCAGCCTCGACGCGGCGACCGCCTCCAACTTCACCGTCACGGGTTCGGGTCAGAACCTCTCGATTGGTGTTGCGGGCGGCGGCGCGCAGCAGTTGATCCTCGGCTCGGCGGGTACGGGTGCGGACGCCGTTCGCCTCGTTGCTTCGGCGGGCGGTATCGACGCTGACGCGGCGGGGGCCATCAGCCTCGTGTCCACGGCTCTCGCCTCGGACTTCACGCTCAATGCGAACAGCGGGTCGAACAGCACCCTCACCATTGAGTCGAAGAACGCGGGTGCGGGTCAGGCCATCCTGTCCTTGAAGGCCGAGAACACCATTGTCATTGGTGACAACTCGACCTACCCGAGCGCCTTCATTTCCGTCAACCACTTCGCGGCCTTCGCGGGTGCTGCCGGTTATGACGCGGAGGCCGGTGAGGCCCTTGTGGTCGGCAACGCCGTCGTCGCCAAGTGGGACGCGGGTGCGGGCAAGGTTCGCTACTTCAAGGCGGCGAACGACGCGGTGGGCGACGTGTCGCGCAACGTCCACGGCATCGTGGGCTCCCCGGCGGGTGCGGCGGGCAACATGTTCCGCTTGCAGTCCGTCGCGGGCTTGCGCGTCACGACGGCCCTCACGGGCCTCGCGGACTCCGACACCGCCAAGCCCGTGTTCCTCGGCACGGCGGGTGCTCTGACCCTGACCCCGCCGACCACCTCGGGCTCCTCGGTGTTCCGCGTCGGGTTCATTGTCTCCCACAACGGTGGCCCGGCCTCGACGGCGGTTGTGCAGTACCAGCCGCAGTTCATCGCCAAGATCCTCTGATAGAGGTCCGGTGAAATGAACAGGGGGGTGGGGGCTTTACGGCCCTCACCCCCTTCGTGTCTTATTATGGGTATGGTTCTTTGGAGGCTCACATGGCAAACTCTCCCCAACCCATCGCCAACAAGCAAATGCGCGTCGGCCTCGGAGAAGCCTTGCAGCGACTTCTTCGTGTCGAAGCCCGTCTTATGAACGGTTTTGCCGCCGTAGAGGAGGAAGACCTCGCACAGCGGCAACTCATTCTTGACGCGCTGAACCTGACGCAACTTGACCTCGGGTTCGACTGCGACGACGACGACGTTCCCGACACGGTGGACATTTTCGAGAAGGCCGCGCAGACTTCGTGCTGCCGCATTGTCCCCGACGCCCCCAAGCCGAAGAAGGCACGGGGCAAGTCCCGCGCTGCGACCGAGGAGAAGGCCCCGCCTCTCTTGGAAGTGGTGCTCCCCACGCCCGAGCCCGCACCGCCGGTTGTTGCGGCGTCCCCCGAGCCCGTCCCCGGCGAAGCCGCCACACCCTCCAAGAAGCCGTCCAAGAAGTCCAAGGGCTTCTTCGGCACCCTGTTTGGCAGTTCTGACGAATGAGGTGACCCGTGCCGACTTTTCTGTTCTTGCTTGCAGCCTACGGTGTCTGCTTCGGCCTCATGAACGACAAGGCACCCTTCGTGCCCTCGTTGCGTAAGTTGCCGTTGTTCCCTGACACGGAGGGGCGGAACTTCTTCTCCCGCATGTTCGCCTGCCCTTACTGCACGGGGTTCCATGCAGGGTGGTTGGTGTGGCTTGTGTTGCGGCTCCCCCTGCACCTTGGGGCAGGGGGGGTGGTGAACCTCCCACTCGTTCTTGGGGAAGCACTTGCTCATGCCTTTGCGGCAAGTGCCTTCTGCTACCTCGCGGACATTGCTGCGGAGTGGGTCGAAGGGGCTTCGCAGTAGCCCCCTCTCCCCCTTCTCCCTCACGGGTGGTGCATGTCCCGTCCTATCGACCACAGGACAATGGTTCGGTGCGAAGTCTCAATGGGTGCCGAGAACCCTTTCGGCACCTACGCCAACGCTTTTCGGATTGTCCCCGACAACGACCGCGAAGTGTTCTTGGACTTCTGCATCTACTCCGCTCGCACCAACACCGCGCAAGTGGTGTCGCGGGTGCGGGTGGCCGTGGAGTTCCTTGCCACCGTGCAGGAGCGCATTGCGCGGGACGTGGGTTCCACCCCCGTGTCCAAGAACACCATTTTCCTTATGAACCTGCCGGGAAGTGGGGAGGAGAACTGACATGCCCATTGGTCGTGCCACCAATGCCATCGGCACCGGGGCCTTCGTCACACCCCCCAACGTGCTTGCCTCGGAGCCGTTGACTGCGGGCCTTGCCGTGGGGCTGAACCCCTCGGGAGGGGTTTCCCTCTGCTCCGCGTCCACCCTTGGCTACACCTTCCTCGGCTTCATGTTGGCAAGCGCGGTGACGGGCTCACCCGTCTCCATTGTCTCCATGCGCGGGTCGGCAGTCGTTCCCGTGGTCGAAGGGGGAGGCCCCCTCACCCCCGGCGAGAAGGTGTTCCTTTCGGGGACTTTGGGCGAGGTGACGCACACGCCCCCCACGGGCGCGGGCTTCACCTCCGTCCAAGTAGGTGTGGCGACCTCTGCCACGCAGATAGTGCTGCTCACCGACCAGCGGGTGTTGCTGCTCGGGTGAGGCGGGTACGGTTTCGCGTCCCCTTCGTCCGTTTTCAGTCAGGAGAACTTCATGCAGACCGACACCGCGTTCCGTGCCTACCGCGCCATCTACAAGATCCATGTGGGAGGCTTGGAGCGCGACATTCTCAAAGACGACGTGGTTCACTTCGACGGGACGAGCATGAAGGTGGGCGAGAAGTCGGTGGAAGCCCCCACCCTCACCGCCGCCATCAAGGTCGGGTGGCTCGTCCCTCTCGACCAACAGGGCGGCGAGTACAAGCCCGCGCCCGCGAACGTGCAGATGCACAAGGCGGCTCCCACCGGCCCCGAGCGCAAGCCCATTGCCAAGACCGTCGTGCATGACGAGGAGCGGGATGTCGGGCACTTGTCCCGTGTCCGTGGCGCGAACGCCCCCGACACGCACACCGCGAAGAACGCGGGCTTGACGCACAAGGCGGCGAGCGCGAAGGAGGACGCGGGTTCCGTGGAGGACGGTGTGGTAGTCGGGCGGTTCAAGACGCCCGCGAAGGCCGGTGCCATTGAGGTCGGCAAGGACGACCAACGGGTGCTCCGCGACCTCGACCCGCTCACGGGTCGCAAGTTGGGCACAGTCGTTGTCAGGACGGCCACGGGCGACGTGAAGGAGCCGCTTGTGGGCGACACGCTTGACGACATTCTGCCCGACGCGGCTTCGTCACAGGTGCCCGAGCCGGGGACGACCGACCCCGACACCCGCGCTCGCAACTACTCCGACCTCCGAGTGCGCGACCCCGACACCCGTGCGAAGATTGCCGTGGGCAGTTCTTCTGTCGGCGGTATGGAGGAGGGCACCGTGGTCGGCAAGGTCGGCGCGGTCAAGGCCGCAGTCGCAGAAGCCCCCGCCCCCGAGAAGCAGGAGGAAGCGGTGGTGGACGAGGTGCCGCCCGAGGCTATCGTCCAAGCCAAGATTGAAATGATCCAGCAGTTCGTGCCGGGGTTCTCTTGGGACATGAAGGAGAACTGGATGGTGCGGGCCAAGACCGCCCTCGACAAGTACAAGGGCAACATGCCCGTACTGAACGCCATTCTCTCCATTGAGACGCCGCCCGTCCGCAAGCGCATCATGAAGGCTCTCTACGGCGAGTAGGCTTCTTCGGTGGCGCGGCTATCCTCTCCCCCGTGGCAGGAGGCGGTAGCCGTGCCCCGTAAGTCCGCAAGCACAGGTGTTCCTCTCGCGTGGTCGCTCCTTACCGAAGGGGCGACCAACGCTTCGTTGGAGGCACACCGCCTGCGGCAAATGGTGAACCGGCTGCTCGTGCTCGTGGAGGCTTCCGAGAAGCGCGACCACCTGTACGAAGTGGCCGGGGACATTATCGTGGACTTCCCCCGCCACTTGCAGCACCTTGAACGGCACCTCGACCGGCTCAACTACGCCCTTGCCTCGGTGGGGCAGAAGCAGTACCGCGACCGTATCCCCCTTACCGACAGGTACAAGGTGGACTACGCCATGCAGGAGGCGCGGTTCCCACTCGTTTCCGACGAGGGGCAGAGCCCGTTCCCCCCGACCAAGCCCAAGACCGTGGCGCAGCGGGTGGCACAGCGGTACGCCATGCAGCGTGAGGCCGACCTTTCGCCGCCCCTTGGTGTCCCCGGTGGCCCCTGCCATGTCATGCAGCGCATTGAGAACCGGGTGCGGAACCCCAAGGTGCGCGAAGAACTCATTGAGGACGTGGAGAGCGGGGGTGACCTCGACAACCAAGAAGCGTCGAAGGTCTACTCTCTTGAAGGGGAGAAGGGTGTCGAAGGCACCCCGTTCAAGAGCCTCGTGCTCACCGCCCATGTGCAGTTCCGCATGGACCAACGCGCCGTGTCCGTTGGCAACGTGCAAGCCGCGCTGCACAAGTTCCACGAGGCTTACAGCAAGGAGAAGTCCACCAACTCTCCCCTCTACAAGCGGTGGGAGCAAGACCTCGACCGGGGCGAGGCTATCCGGTGGGACTCGCCCACGGGCCTGACCGTGGTGTTCACCACCCGCGCAGTCGGGGTGGACAACAAGGGCCGCAAGTTGCGGCAGGCTACGCTCGTGACGACGTATTGGACGGGCAAGCCCAACCCTCGCCCCATCCCGGCGGAATCGTGCGCCCTCTGAAAGTCGCAGCCTCCGTCGTGCCGGGGGTGCAAACCTTCGTCTCGGACAAGTCGAAACTCGACCTTCCGACTGACATTGACCGGGAGAAGGAAAGCGTACTTCCCCCCGGCTCGGCGCACCCCGGCAGCGGGGGGCGTGACATTCGGCAGCGGTTTGAGTTCAATGTCCCCGACAACGACATTGACAAGCGCCCTCGCACGAAGGGTGTGGACGGCGACCAATACGGGAACCCGTCGAAGGACGACACGGCGGGGGTCACCCGTCGCACCATGACCGCCACCTTGGACAAGACGGCGTTCATGGACCTTGTGGCCCGCGTGGTGGAAGCCTACGAGCGTCGGCGTGGGCGCACCCGTAGGCAGCGGGGCAGAGCACGCGCCAAGTCGCGGCAGTACTACATGCGGAACCGCACGAAAATCAAAATGCGGAACCGCGCATGGCGCAGGCGGAACAAGAACAACCCGCAGCACAAGGCGAACGTCCGGCACTATCGGAAGCACCCGGCACAACACCGTCGTCTTGCGTTTGAGACGACCACGACGCAGCCGACGTTTCAGCACAAGCAGAACCCGCAGCAAAGGCGTAAGGACAACCGCTACTACAAGTCCAAGCGCAAGGTGAAGTTGAAGAAGTCGCTGCGGCGGTACTACACGTTCTGCGTCCACAACTCCAAATGCCAAAAGCAGCGGGAGAACCAACGCGAGCACCCCAAGCGGTACAAGCGGCGTCCGCAACTCACGCACGAGAAGAAGTTGGAACTGCGCCGCGAGCGTGAGCAGGAGAAGCGTGACGCCGAGAAGAAGGCGTCCGGCTCCCTCGCAGTCGGGCAGAACATTGGGTTCTCCCTCGCCCCCGATATGGACGCGGCCTATGTGAACAACCTCAACCCCGAGACAGGGGAGGTGACCTTCACCTACGAGGTGGAGGACGCAACGGAGCCGCCCGAGCAGGACACGCTGCCCCTGCCCGTGTTCTTGGAGGCGGCGGTCTTCTATGACGACGAGGGCGAGGACGCCTTCTTCGACCTCATTGACGCAACGCTTGGGGTCGAAGCCTACGACGAGTTGGACGAGGCGACCGTGCAGGCGTGCGCGGTGCTGTTTGACCACGACCCCGACGCCCCCGAGTTCAAGTCCCGGTGCCGCCGTCTGTTGGAGGAAGGGGAACTTGCGAAGGCCGACCCCGGCGAACTTCGCAGCGTGCTTGACCTTGTGGTGAAGTCCCCCCACGGTGAGGACGTACTGCACACCATTTCTCGGGTGGCTCGCCGCAAGCAAGCGGGCGACATTATCCTTTACGACAAGGAGAACCCGAAGCGGGAGACGGAGCAGCCGGGGGCTGACACGCAGTATTCGGCGGTAGGGCCGGGAACGTATCAGCGCAAGCCCGACGAGAAGGAGGGTGTGCCCACGGGCAGTCAAATGCCCGATACGCACACCGACAACGTGCCCGCAGGTTCGTCCCGTGTCGTCCCCAACGGCGAAGGGCGCATGTGGTCGGGAGACGCGACTTACCTGCAAGCCTCTCTCCCCTCGGAGCGGCAGAAGGTGGCCGCGACCATTGCGGAACTGCTTTCGGGCACGGCTCCCGACGTAGTGCAACGGGGCCGGGGGATAAAGCCCTCCCTCAAACGGGCGGACCCCGCGAATGGCATGTGGACGTTCATTGTCCCCGGCAGCAAGGGGGACAAATACACCGTGAAGGTCAAGGCCATTGTGAAGGGGGCGACCAAGTACATTGAGAAGGGGCAGGTGAAGGTGTCCTGCACCTGCGACTTCTTCCGGTGGCAAGGCCCCGAGCATTGGGCCAAGGTCGAGAAGTACCTCTACGGGAAGCCCGTGGGAACGGCGAGCAAGCCCGTGGTGAAAGACCCCGATGCACGTCACCGGGTCTGCAAGCACGTTGCGGGGGTGTTGGAGTTCACCCGCAAGTACAAGTACCGCGTGGCCTCGCAGGACTTCCTTCCGGCATGGGTGTTCGACGTTGAGTGGTTGCCCGTGCCGGACGCGGGGGAATAACCACGCCCGTGCGGGTACAGGTAGGGCATGTTCACCTTCGCAATGGGCTTCTTCTGCGGGCTCACCTCTACTGTTATCGTTGCCCTGCTCGGCTACTTCCTGTTCGACAGGGCTGTTCGACCTCCAAGCGGCGGGTAGGGTTTGCCCGTCCCTGCTGACGGAGTACCCCGTGCCTATCTACGCCTACGCTTGTCCCGCGTGCGAGCATGAGTTCGACCGTATGCTCTCCATTTCACGGTACGACGAGCCGCAGAACTGCCCCGAGTGCAGCACCGTGGCAAAGAAGCGCATCACAGCCCCCATGTTCAACCTTGTCGGGGACGATTGGCCGGGGAAGGCCAACCGCGTCAACAACCAAATGGCCGAGAAGAACAAGCGGCTCTCGGCCCGTCAGGCGGCGAACCACGGCGCACCGGCACGCCTCGTCCCAAACGTAGAGGGCGAACGCACCGGGTCGTGGTCGGACGCTGCCAAATTGGCGAAGGACAAGGGCAAGGACACGAGTGGCTACGAGCGCATGGCGGCGACGGAGAAGAAGTCCGTGTGAGCCGGTAGGCGGTCTATCTCCCGAGAGAGTGCGGAGGTACACGCCCCGTGGAACCCTGCCCTCTGCTTATCGAGCGCAAACCCGGCATTGTGAACCTCGCGGTTCGCTCGACGCCGGGTGCGAAGTCGTATTCGTTCGGGGCGGCGTTGTCCCTCGATGCGGCATTCGCGGGCGTGACGACCATGTTTGAGGTGCCCGCGAACGGCACCTTCTCGTCCCCCACCCTTCGCAAGTCGAAGGTCAACGCCGTCTATGAGAACAACCGTGGGCTGACCCGCGTGCAGTTCACCCCGGTAGACTACGCCTCGGCCACCATCCCCGGCGACACCTACACGACCTTCGTGCGCGTGCAGGAGCGCAACGCTGCGGGCACGCTGCTTGCTCCCGGCCCCATCCTCGTGGTGCCCCCCGGCGACTTCTTTTGGTCGAACCGCCGCAGCCTCGTGCTCAACGGCACGGCCCCAAGTGTGGCGGGCGCGGGGTTCAACAACTACCCCCCGCCGGGGGTCATGCGCTTCGTGCTGCCGCAGTTCGCGGACCAACTGCAAGTCATGAACACGGGCACGACCAACACCCTGTATGTGTCCTTCGGGCAGGGGTTGCAGGAGACGCCCATTCCACCTACGGGCGTGGGCGCACCCATCGTATCGGTGCCTTTTTGGCAGGCAGGGTCGGCTGAACTGTTCATTCGTGCCGAGGGCGGCACGACGACTTTCACCGTCATTGCCGCTATCGTCAATGGCCTCCACGCCTAACACCCCCCGTACTTGCACGGTAGTCCGTCAATACCGGGCCACCTTGTAGGAAGCCCCCTCTACCTCTTTCTTTGGAGAACTCCCCCATGCCGTTTATCGCCATGCGCCGCACGGACATCCCCAATGGTGTCCTGCAAGTCCTCGACCTCGTTCCGAACACCTCGCTGCGGAACCAAATCTACGACCCCATCGGTCAGACCAAGTACATCAACCGCTTCACCACGGACACGCTCGCGGCCCTGTCCGCGAACGCGACGGTTGCCGAGTACTCGGGCCTCGCCGCCTACCTGCTCGACCATGTGATCGACGCGGTGAGCAACGTGACCATCACGGTGGCCGTGGCGAACGCAGCCGCGAACGCTATCACCGCCCTCTTGAACGCGGGCAGCGCGGTCACCGTGGCTGCGGTCAACACCGCCCTCACGGCGAACGGCGTGGCGAACGCGGGCGCGGGCACGGGGTTGGCTTCCGCACCGTCTGACGGTGCCATCACGGACATTCTGCAAATCCTCGCGGGTGGGCAGTACGTCCTTCCGGCGGGCTCCGTGGTTGGTGCCCTCGCGGCTCCTGCGGGCCTCGGCTCCTTCACGAGCGGCGTGTACCTGCCGACCTACGACACGGGCGCGTTCCAAATCTCCCTCGGGAGCGGGCAACTCGCCGTGTTCACCTCCTCCGCGTTCGACTACCTCGGCACGACGGGCGCGGCCCTCGCCGTCTACAACGACGACGGCACGCTCGCGTAGCCGCACTTCTCCACCCTTCGGGGTTGGGGTCTTCCTCGGGCCTCGTTGGGTAGCGTTCAGCAACCCAACGAGGCCCGCTTACTTCATGGCCGAAGAACCCTACAAGACCACCGACCTGTACTACGCCGCCTACTTGAAGGTGGCGGGTGTTCCATTTCGGGGCACGGAGCGAGAAGGGGGGCGCGTGACGTTTCTCTTTGAGGACCAAGGCTCGCTTGTCATGCGGGACTTGCGGACGGCGTACTTCACCGACGCTGCCAAAGTGGCCCCCCTCATGTTCGTCCAAGCAATCAAAACCATGAAGTCGTTGACGTTCAATGACCGGGGCGAACGGTCGTCCTAACCCCGCTCCTACACCCAAAGAAAGTCAGGGGGTGCCGCATGGCTATCGTCTACCAACAGGGGCAAACCCTCGGGCGTGGGGACTTGGACATTTACCTCACGAACGCAGAGGGCAACCCTGCGAACGCCTACACTATCTCCTACGGCATTTACTACGTTGATCCCACCTCCTGCGCCGAAGTTCTCATTGGGCCGTCCGACCGCACGCCCGTGAACCCTGCGGTGGGCGAGTACTACGCGGCTCTGCAAGTACCGGGGACGGCTGCGCCGGGGACGTACCGTATCCGGTGGCTCGTGCAGGAAACCTCTGCCACGCCGCAGACCGGGGCGGTGCAGGAGTTCGGCGTCGTGTCCTCGCAAGTGGCGACCACCGCGAACACCATGACAACTTGCATGGCCGACCTCGTGCGGAAGATGCGCGTGCTCACGCGGGACAACTGCTTGGGCGAAGAAACCGAGGTGTTGCTTTCCGTGGCAGGGGAGCCTGTGGTGGTGTCCTTGGGGGACTTGTACGAAGCCCTTCATGACCTGTCCCCACCCCCGCCTCGGTGAAGTGGTAGTTTCGTTATGGGGCAGGGTAAGGTGAAACGCGGGACGCCCCTCCTCATGCCTCCCACACCCCAAGACCCACACCCTCTACTCACACCCCTCTTGACAGAGTATGGGGTGTCTTATGCCGACTTTCGCAAGGTAGGGCGCGTGCCCCGAGGTCTTGTGGAAGTGCGCTCGGCTATTGTGACGCGGCTACATGAGTCGGGGATGGCGTGGGCCGCTATGGTGGAGGTCACAGGGTTGTCCAACGGCTCCATTCAACGGCTCACCCGTGCCAAAGGGTGCCCCGCAGCCAAGAAGAACCGTGCGGAAAACGCCGCCCGCGTAGGACATGCGTGCAAGGGTAAAGCCAAGCCCGCCTTGTCGGCGTCCCTCAAATCGCGGTGGGCACGGGGAGACTTCAACCACCTTCGGGGAAGGGTTCGCACCCCCGAGGAACGCTCCCGACTGCAATCCACTTGGACACCCGAGCGCAGGCAACACCACTCCGAGATACGCAGGTTGTTGTGGGCCACCCCGGCATACCGGAACGGCTTGGTGTCTTTCCACCGCTCACCCGAGCAGCGTGTGTTGCGTTCCCATGCACAGTCGGCGCGCATGTTGAGTGACCCCGAGAAATGGACTTGGGGCCGGGGGGCAAGCATTACGGGTGCAAAGCACCAAGGCCCTTCGACTTTTTGGGTGCGGAGCAGCCACGAGGTAGCCGCCGTGCGGGTGTTGGAAGCAGACCCCGAAGTGGTTGCCTACTTGTATGAGCCGAGGTTTACGCTCGCGGACGGAACTTTCGCCATGCCTGACTTCAAGGTGTTCCTACGGGACGGCACCGCCAAGTTGGTGGAGGTCAAGGCCGCATGGGTGTTGTCGCTCCCTACAAGCCACAGGAAGGCTATACGCCTCGCCGTGTATCGTGAACTCGCCCAAGCGGAAGGGCTTCCGTTTGAGGTGTGGACGGAGAAGGACGCACTACATGGCTATCTCTGAAAGTCTCCGTGAACGACTGCGGGACGCCTTCATGCAGGGCACCCTGCTTGCCCACTCCGTTGGGCCTACGGGCGAAACGGCATGGCAACCCGTGCAAGGGGTTCACCGTGCCGAAGTTTCGTGGGAGAGCGTGGTCGAAGTCACGACCCCCCACGGGAGCATGGTGTTGACCGGGGGACACCGCGTCTACACGGCCCCTACGGAAAAGGTCGAAGCAGAAGGCTTGCAAGTGGGGCAGCGGGTGCTCTCTATCGGTGCCGGGGGTGTTGCTACTCTTGTTCCTGTCGTGGGCCTCGCGGTGCTGCCGCCCCGTCAGTTCATGTACGACTTGACCGTGGCCGAATGGCACAACTTCCTTGTCTACCGTCCCGCCGTGGTTGTGAGTAACTCGCCCGACCGCAACTACCGCTTCCGGCCTCCCGAGAGCGAGGCGACCATCGGGTGCTACAACCAAGTGTTCGGCTATGTGTGGACGGACGAGGAGTTCGCGGACTACCTCACCATCGCCCTCGACAAGTGGAACCTTCACCCGCCCGAGACGGAAGAACTTCGGACGGTGGACATGGTGTGTCAGCAGAAGCCCGCGTGGCGTGCTGCGCTCTTGTGGGGGGCGTTGGTGAACGCTGCCCAAGCCCTCGCCTACAACTGGACGGTGAACGAGTTCTCGTACTCCATTGGGGGTATCTCTCTCGACATTCAGCGCACTTCTTCCTACATGGACTTGAAGCGCAACGCCGAGGAGCAATGGGACAAAATGACCGAAGCCAAGTCGAGAACCGTAAAATATGTCCGTGGCTTGCAACAGCCCCGCTTCGGAAGGGGCGTTAGAAGCGCATTCGGCCCTTATGTCGGAAAGGGGGTTCTCTCCCCCCGAAACTTCGTGTAGCACGGTTTTTTAGACTTTACATGGGGAACGGAGTGGGCTAACCTCCAAGCAAGGAGGCACCCATGCCCGTAGTCTGTCCTCATTGCTCTCACACCTTTGGTGGGAGCAAGGTTTCACCCCGGCACATAGCGAACTGCCCGAGTTGGCCCCGCACTCTCACGGAGCCGTGCCTGTGCGGCTTTCGGGGGGAGAGCGACAACAAACTGAAAGCCCACAAGCGGGCTTGCCCCTCATGGCAGGGACGGGACAAGAAGGCCGTTCGTGCTGAACGCTTGCGGGAGAACTCCCTCGCCAAGCACGGCGTCGAGAACCCCATGCGCTCGCCCGAGGCTGACCGAAAGCGCGCTGAAACCAACCTTGCCCGCTACGGGGCCGAGAACCCGTTCGCCCGTGGGGCGAGCACCTACGAGAAGGTGCAGGCTTCGTTAGAGGGCAAGCGACCCGTGCTTCGGGGAGAGCAGAACCCCTTCGCCCGCCCCGAGGTGCAAGAGAAAATCCGCGACACCATGCGGGAACGCTACGGGGCCGAGAACCCGCAGCAAGTTCCCGACATTCGTGCGCGTACCACCGCGACCTCCCAAGAACGCTACGGGGGAGTTCTTCTCTCGTCTCCCGTGCTTGCAGAGAAAGCCCGTGAGACGAACCTCGCCCGCTACGGTGAAGCGTTCCCGCAGCGCACCGAGGAGGTAAAGGCCAAGCAGCAAGAGACGAACCTTGCTCGCTACGGTGTGCCTTGGACGAGCATGAACCCCGAGGTGCGGGCGAAGCAGTTGGAGGCCCACCACGCGAAGTGGGGGTCGCACTACTTCGCCTCCGACGAGGGCAAGGCGCACCTTCGGGCGGCTCTCGTGGAGCGTTTCGGGGTCGAGTTCCCCGGTGCTATCGAGGGTCATTGGGAGAAGGCCGTGCAGACCTTCAAGGAGCGGTACGGGGTCGAACACCCGCTGCAACTCGCAGAGTTCCTCGACAAGCGCACCGACACGACCTTGGCGAAGTACGGGGTCGAGAATGTCATGCAAGATGCGGAGGTCATGGCGCGGTCGCAGGAAACCAACAGGGAACGCTATGGCTCACCTTTCTTTGTCTGCTCCGACGCCTTCAAGGCATGGAGCCAAAGCCTGTATGGGACAGACCACCCCATGCAGAACCCCGAGTATGCCCGTCAGCACTTGGAGAAGATGTCTCCCTCACGAGGTGGGCCGAACGGGCTTGAACGCAAGGTCATGTCACTTGCTCCCGAAGGGTCGCTCCTGTTCACGGGGGACTTCTCTTTTTGGCGGTGGCTCCCGGCTCTCGCTCGGCACAAGAACCCCGACTTCATTGCTCCCGGCCCCGACGCGACGAACCCGAAGAAGGGTGTCACCCGCGTGGTCGAGGCGTTCGGGGACTTTTGGCACTCGCGCATGTTCACCGGGAAAGTCCCGTGGGAGCATGAGCAGGAACTCATTGCCGCCTACGCGGAGGTGGGCATCGAGTGCTTGGTTCTGTGGGAGTCCGAAGTCCTCTCCGCGCCCGACGAGGTGCGCGCACGGCTCGCGGATTTTCTTGCGCCATGCCCCCCGTGACCTCCCTTCGCGGTAAGCCCGCTATGGGTATCGTGCTTCGTATTCCCGAGTAGCGCAGTTGGTTAGCGCAACGGACTGTTAATCCGTGGGCCGCTGGTTCGAGTCCAGCCTCGGGAGCCATTTCCGTGGGGTGAGGTGGCCGAGTGGTCTATGGCGCACGCTTGGAAAGCGTGTGTGCTCTCAAAGGCACCGTGGGTTCAAATCCCACCCTCACCGCCACCCCCTTCTTTCCCTATCCCGCGTGCGTGAGCACGAGGACACGAACGCATGGCGGCAACACCTACGGCAACGAGTGAACTCCGCACGGTGGTAGCGGAGGGCAAGGAGCACGGCGTTCCGGTGCTCGTGGACTTTTGGGCACCGTGGTGCGGGCCGTGCCGCGCCCTCGCTCCGCACTTGGAGTCACTTGCCCGTGAGCATGGCAAGAACCTGCTCATTCTCAAAGTGGACGTAGACGCCCACCCCGACGCAGCGCAAGCCTACTCCGTCACGGCCCTCCCTACGCTCGTCCTGTTCCGCGACGGCGAGGAGGCCAAGCGGCACGTTGGCGCGGCTTCCCTCAAAGTTCTCCAAGACTTCGTGGCACGGCCCCCGGCGTCGTGAGCCGGGGGCCGTCACACCGTCACACCTTGTATGTGGCCGTGCGGCCCACCACGTCCGCTTTCATGAAGGTGAGTTCATACTCACCTTCGTCCTCCCATTGACGGAGGATTAGGTAACCGCCCACAAAGGTGTAGTTAATCTCCGTGTCGCTAATCATGGCCCGCGCCGCTTCAATGACGCAGGCGGGAAGGGTGTCGTCGATGCGGGTCATGGTCGTGCTCCTTGTGCTTGGAGTACGCATGGCCCTCTCGGGGCGAAAGCCCTTCCGCTATGATTTTGAGGGTTTAGGTCAACTCGTAGGGGCTCTCGGTAGACAAGCGGGGGTCACGCGGGCCTTCACGGTAGGCGACCGTGACCCCGTGCCGCACCAAGTAGTCGGTGCCGTCCTTGCCCCCGGCGTAGCCCCCGCGCACGACCACGACTTGCGCGACCCCGGCGTGGTGCAGGAGTTTCGCGCACATGAGGCACGGCTCGCCCGTGACCACAAGCACGGCCCCTCGTGTGGAGGTGCCGTTGGCTGCGGCGTTGCAAAGAACATTCGCCTCGGCATGGTGGCACCCGACCTCCATGCGCGTGCCCGACGCGACCCCAAGCCTGTCCCGCTCGCATACGGTGTCGGTGCCGCACAGGTGCGCGCCACCGCGAGGTGCGCCGTTGTAGCCGTCTGCGAGAACCACGTTGCGGGTGGGGTCGAGAAGCATGGCCCCGAACTTGCGGCGGGGGCAGTTGCTTGCCTCCGCGAGAACGAGGCATTGACGGATGCGTAGGTCGAGGTGCTTCGGGTTCACGAAAATCTCCCGTGGGGGCTTTCGCCGTGGGCGGGTCAAGCGTACCCTCCCGTACTCGTATGGAGAGGATACACCCCATGAGCGTGGACTTCGGCGCACTCACCGGCACCCACACCTCCTACGAGCGGGTGCCCTGCTCGTCCCCCTCTATGGGGCTCACCTGCACCGCCGAGGAGCGGTGCGGCTACTGCGACGACGGGTTCATTGAGGAACCCGTCTACGAGGACGGGGCCGAGCCCGTGAATGTGGCGAATGCCACGGCACGGGTGGTGCTCGACCTCCTTGGGTTGGAGTCCGAAGAAGGGCTTTACGGGTCGGTTCCCGCCGAGCGCGTGCCGTTCCTCTTGCAGCGGGTCATGGTCGTGCTCGCCAAGGAAGGGGTGCGTGCCCCCTACTTGGACGAGGGCGGCGAACTCCCCCGCACCACCCGCGTCGTGGAGGGCGAGGACGGCCTTCCGACCATCACCTCGGGGCCGCGTGTGTTCATGGGGGCCATGAGCGACGAGCGTGTGGTCCGCGTCGTGGAGCGGGTGCGGGATTTGCTCTCCACCTGCGCCCAACGCGGTTGGGGGGTGTCGTGGGGCTGACCGCCCGCGTACCCTCTCCCACGCCTTACAGGAGAGGTGCAACATGGGTGTTCGGGAGTTCGCTGTGGGCGAGGTCTGCATTCACAATGGCTTCATCTGCCGGGTGGACGCCGTAGAGCGGCGAATCACCGGGCAGAACGAACCGTCCCGCGCCTACATGGGCGTTCCTGACGGGACGGAGTTCAACCCGACCCTTACCATGACGCCCCTGTACGGGCCGGACGGGGAGCCGGTCAAGAAGGCCAAGCCCCGGAAAGACGCTTCGGGGGCTGTGGAACGGGCTTCTGACATGGTGGCCCACATGGAAACCGAGATTGCACTATTGCAAAAGCGCATTTCGCTCTTGAAGGGGTTGGCCCAATGACCCACGACGAACTCTGCGAACGCCTCCTTCGGCTCGGGGGCAAGGAGTACCCCGACCGCACGAAGTCCGCCGGGACGCGCTGCTTCGGCATGAGGTGGCTCGTGGGTGCGCCCAAGTGCGCGTGCAACGACAAGCCGCCGTCGCTGCATGTGAATACCTACGCGGACTTTCGGCACCCCTCGACGGGACAGGTGTTCCCCGGTGGTGTCGAGTTTGAGGTAGCGGGCGAGGCCGGGGACGGACGGTGGCTCAAAGCCCTTATCTACTCGGTGAAGCGCGAGGAGGTCGAGGAACTTCTGCCCTCGGTCGAAGCAGCAGCCTTCGCCGTGTGGGGCGCGTTCGTGGACGCCATGAAGTCCCGCGAGCACTTGTCGTCGCGCCACCAAGAAGGGGAGAGCGAGTGAACCTGCCCCGCTTGCTCGGGAGACTACCCGAGCGGTTCCAATGGACATTGCACAACATCATCGCGCACCCCTTTTCGGAACTTCTGTTCCAAGCGGGGCTGCGTCGGTGGTCGGACAAGGTGCATGACCTCACCGTGCCCGAGCACGAGCCGGGCACGGGACGCGGATAAATCTCGTTGTAGGTACTTTCGCGGGGTGAGGGCCATGCGTGCTCCTGTCAGAAGGAGACGACATGCCCCGCTTCAAGTTCGTTGCGACTTCCTACACCCTGCGCCTTCCACTCGCGGTCCCCGCCAACCGCGAGCACTTCAAGGTCATCGTCTACAAGACGGGCCTTGTGTCGGTTCGGGTCCATGCCGAGCGCGTGGACATGGGGACCAACGCCCCCACGGGTGAGAGGGAATGGTACTCCCTCTCGGACTACGATAAAAACTTCACGGTGGTCGAGGTGGAGGGTGGTTTCACCGTGGAGTACTACGGGAACCCCTACCTCTACAACCTCCCCGACAACAAGGGGGGTCGGTCCTGCTCCTGCCCCGTGGTGCGGGTGAAGGGCGTCCACAAGACCGCCAAGGACGCTGTGTTCGCGGGGCTTTGTGCTCGTGCCGAGGACGAGCGGGTTGTACGGGAGCGTGTGGCCCTTGTGCCCGGCGCACTCCCCTCAACCCCGGTGCGTTCGCTTTACGGCGACCCGCTTCGCATGGACGCCTGACGCCTACCGCTTCAAGAACGAGGCGGCAGCGGTGAACCCCTTCGCGGAGACGCGGAGGGGTTTCGCCTTGGTGAGCCACCCCTTGTCGAACGCGCACTTCACATACGGGTTGCTCGTGTCCGCGTCGAAGTCGAGGGCAAGGCCCCGCACGCAGCGGTCGGCCCACCCGACGAGAAGGCTGCGGGCGTATTCTTCTACGAAGTCGGCTTCGGCTTGTGTCATGGGGGCTCCTTCGTTGACCCTTCTATACCTACGCAAGTGAAGGACGGTTTACGCCCCCCGCTTCCCTTCCCGGCTCCAAGGAGACTTCACCCATGTCCGACACCGTGCTTCGTCAACGGCTCATTCGTGTCGCTTCGCAGTTGCCGAAGGGCAGCGCGGAGCGCCGTCAAGTCCTCGCCCTCCTCATGCCCGACACCTTGCGGAGCAAGGTCGCCGCCAACCAAGAGACGCAGGACTTCGTGGAGTGGGTTGTGAACACGACCCCCAACCCCATGACCGAAGCCGAAGTCGCCAAGTTCTTGAAGAACACGCTTCGCATGGAGATTCAGCCGCCGAAGCCGCCGAAGCCGCCCGGCACCGCTCGTTTCGCCGTTGGCGACCGTGTGAAGATCAAGAAGGACAAGCACAAGGACGAGGCGACTTCCGGCCCGTACATTGAGTTCAATGGCAAGATTGGCACCGTTACGGCGGTGGTCAAGAACGAGCAGGGTGCCAAGTACGACGACGCCCTCGTGAAGTTGGACAGCGGCCCGAGCGAGCCCGTTCGCTTCCCGCTTGCGCTCAAAGCCACCGGGGTGGGCATTGGCAAGTACACCCCCCCTTACGTCATTGAGGGCTCCGTGCAGGTAGAAATGATCTACTACCGCACCGAGGGTGCCCCCGTGCGGGACGAGCAGCAACTTGTGGTCGAGCAGTACATGGGCCGCGCCCGTCAGGGTGAGCGGCGCTCCATGAACTACTACTCGGGCCACTTGTTCGGCGCGGCTCTCAACAAGGAAGGCGAACTGTACTTCTCGATGAACCCGCAGCAGCGCATGTCGATTGACCCCGAGGAGGGGTACGAGTTCCGCTCCTTCAACCCCAAGACCGGGAAGGTGCTCTACATTGGTCGAATGAAGACCGACCGCCCGCAGGGTTGGGACAAGGAGTTGGAGAAGATGCGCGCAGCGGCGGGCATCCCCGAGTAGTACGGGTAGCGTGTCCGGCAGGAGAAGAACCCCATGTCGGACACGCCCTCGACCTACGGCCAAGTTGACCCCAAGGTGCTCAACGCCGTCTCGCGGCTCAAAGCACGGGTTCGCGACCTCACCTCCGAGGTTGGCCGCGTCGAAGTCCACAAGTCGCGTCTCATTGCAGAAATCGAGCACATTGACGCAGAGGCGGCGCGGCTTCTCTCCGAGGAGGCCCGCCGCCTTGGTGTTCCAGAGAACACCCCTTGGCGTATTGGTGAGGGGGGCCGTGCAGAGGCGGTGCCACAACCCACAGGAGGCTGAACCATGACGGCGACAGGGTGGACGCCTACGGCGGGGGAGTTCCCCTACGCGCCTGCAAATGGCACCGTCATGTCGGCGTTCGTGAGCGGCACCTACGACATTCGGTGGGACGACCCTTCAACGCTGAACACGGGGCCTGCCACGCCGAGCACGCGGGCTACGTCTGCTATCACGGTGTCCGGCACCCCCGCTGTACTTCGCGCAGCCACGGCCACTCTAACCGTGGGCCTCGTGCCCGTTGCAGTAGGGGACACCGTAACCATTGGGGGTCAAGTCCTCACCTCCGTGGCAGGTGCCCCCGGCGTGGACCAGTTCAACGGTGCTTTGGCTACACCTGACTTGGTGGCCGCGTCCCTCCTCACGGCTATCAACACCGGCAGCGTAGGTACTTGGGGCATAGCCACCGCCACCCGGTCAGGGGCGACCCTTACGCTGACGGCGGGTGTGGCAGGCACCGGGGGCAACTCCACCACACTCTCCACGACTTCAAGCGTGGTGCTGTTGTCGGGGTGTCTGTTCACGGGAGGTTCCGCAGCGGACGTACTTGTGCTTGGGGGTCAGGTTCTATCCGCTGTGGTCACACGCACCTCCGGGGGCATGAACTTCGCGGTCGGTCCCACGAACTTCGATACGGCGCAGTCTATTGCCGCCGCTATCGCTGACCCTGCGAACACCTTGGGCTTTGTCACCGCTACCGTTTCGGGAGACACGGTGGTGCTCGCAGCCGTCATGGACGGCGCAATGGGCAACGGCATCACCCTGTCCACCTCCAACCCCACCGCGCTCACGCTTTCAAGTTCTTCCACGAACGGCGGGTACGGCGTGCCATGTCCCGGCAAGTCGAACTCCCGGTGGAACATCATTGGGGTCAATGTCTACCGCTCGGACACGGGGGACAGGGGGCCTTACTTCCGCGTCAACAAAGTCCCGCTCGGGAGTGAGTTCTTCCGCGACCGCACCGACATTGTGCTCGTGGAGAACGAGGTCGTGGATTGGGCGTCGGGATGGGTCTACAAGGGAGACGCCCCGAACATGAACCTGTGGCGACTCCGCACCCGTTACCGCACCGTCGTGAAGGAAGCCGGGAATGCCGTCCCGGCGAACTCGCCCGCTGACGTAGTGGTGACGGTGGACGGTCGTGTGGCCCCCGTCTCGCGGGTCTTGGGGCAGTCGGGGGAGATTGACCTCGACACCGACCCTGTGTGGAACCCCGCGACGGAAACCTACGTCTACCCCCCGCTGCCAAAGACGGACGGCACCTCCATCGTGACGGTGACCTACCGCTACGCCCGACAGCAAGTGGTCACGGCACTCGACGCGAACTCCAAGATTTTCTACCGTCTCACGACGGTGGCGGTTGACCCTACGGGCACTTCGCCTTCGGGCTTGGTCGAGACACCTCTTGGATACTCGGAGCCGTTGCCCGCGCTCGACAGCGAGAAGACCGACTACATTTGGACGGAGGCCATTCGCCGGAACCGCTGGATTTTGGAGCAGGGTGGCGAGCGCGTCAAACTGTTCATCCGGCGCGTCACGGGCGTTCCGTGCCCCTGCCAATGGGACGTAGCGGTGTTCGCGTTCGCCAAGCAACCCTACAACTACTGCTCGTGTTGCTACGGCACGGGGTTCTTGGGCGGCTACGAAGGCCCCATTGACATTATCGTGGCCCCCGACGAGAGCGAACGGCGGGTCACGCAGACGCCAATGGGCCGACGCTTGGAGAACACCTACGAGGTGTGGACCGGCCCGCGCCCCATGCTCTCGCAGCGCGACTTCATTGTGAAGCAGAACGGCGAGCGGTTCAGCGTAGGCCCCGTGCGCCGCACACAGGTGCGCGGCTACACCTTGCAGCAGGCGTTTTCTATCGGGAACCTTGACGAGAAGGACATTCGCTACTGCGTCCCGCTCGTCGGGCTTGAAACCTTGCCGTGGCCGCAGACCCGCTACACCCGCCCGCAGGACGTTTACGAGCGGCCCGAAAGCCCGTGCGCCGAGGGCGACCCGTTCCCGGTCGGCTTCGACTACCAAGCCACGCCGATGGGTTCCGACGTTCCTCGCATCCCCGAGGGCCGCCAACTGCGCGGGCGCACGCCTGTGTGGGCGAACATCATGTATGGTGGGAAGGGGTCGTCATGAGCGTCACGTTCAAGGGCAAGACCCGGCGCGTGTATGGCAAGCCCCTGTCCAAGTACGCGGGCGAAGGTTCGGAGTTCGACATTCCCAAGGAAGTCTTGGAAGAAATCGCGAAGGTCATGCTCGACAGCGTGAAGCGCGAAGCCAACGTCGAGATTGCCAAGCATGTCAACAAGCCCACCCGCGACGGAGGTGGGGACGTTCCGGCGTACATTCGGAACACCAAGGCGTTCCTTGCCATGCTCAAAGCCCGCGTGAGCGGCAAGAGCAGCGTAGAGGTCTACGTCTCCGAGGGCAAACGCAAGAAGCAAGTCGGCAACCGCGTGTTCACCGTTCACCCCTACCACTCTCGCTTTTTGAGCGATGACCCGAAAGACCACGAGCCATTTCCTATGGACTCCTTGAAGTCGAAGGTTGGCAAGACGGTGCCGCTTGTAGAACTTGACGGCGAAGTAGTGTTCCGCGTCGTGCTGCCCAACAGCAAGTGGGTACACCCCGGCTTCTTGAAGTACACCTTCTTGGAGCGGGGCATTGAGAAGGGCCGCGAGAAGGCCATTGCGCTCATCCGAGAGAAGGTCGTTGTCCCTCTACTTGCCACCTCGGACTTCTTCTCATGACTGAACTCCGCATCGAGTGCCTTGCCCTGCGCGCCGACGCCCCTGACCTTGGGCTTGCCCTTCGTCGGGGTGAAGTGGCGTGGCTCCCCTTGGGGAGCCTCGACACGTCCGCGTGCCTTCGTGCGCTGAAAAACATGGGCGCGGTATCGGTAGTGTCTGCACAGAGGTGCGCCACCATGCGAAATCCTGCTCCCCCCGCCTCCCGCCTGACGCGGAAGCCGCCAATCAAGCGCATCCCCGCCGCAGCCCCCGTAGCCCCTCTTGCGCCACAAGACATTGACGCCCGCATTCAGCAAGCCGTGGACGGGGCCGTGGACCGTCTTGCGGAACGCCTCTTTGCCGCTCTCGGGAACGCCCCGTCCCCCAAGGCCGCATTGGACGAAGAAGCAATCTCGCGGGCCGTGTCCTCTGCCGTGTCCTCCGTGTTGGCCCAACAAGGGGCGGGTGGCACGGTTGCAGGCTCTACGCCTCGTGTCGCGGGGCCTGCCGACCCCGTGTATATCCCAACGGGTATTGTCTCTGATACACCCGTAGACTTTCAAGTTGCAGCGCAAGCCGCCGACGCGGGCGACCTCGCAGGAGCAGCCTCGGCACTACGCAAGACCCGCACCCGCAAGACCACAGGAACCACCGAATGAGCACCGACAAGAACGCCAAGCCCAACCGTGGAACGGGCCTCGACCTCGGCACCATGAACATCGTCTCTGCCCGCAGCAAGGCGGGCAAGGTCGAGTTCTCCCGTGTCCGTGACGCCTTCCTCGACCTCGACGTTGGGGCAAAGAAAATGCTCAAACTGTCGGGCGTGTCTTACGTCGAGCGCGGCGAGAGCATTGTTGTCATTGGTGACGCCGCTATGGAAATGGCGAACGTCTTTGGCCGGGAGGCCCGTCGCCCCCTCTCTCGCGGCTTGGTTGCCGCCGGGGAGTTGGAAGCCCTTGAAGTGCTCGGGGTCATGGTGAAGAACGTCCTCGGCCCGCCCGTGGAGCCGAACGAGGTCTGTTACTTCTGCATCCCCGCTGCGCCCGTGGACGAGGACCGGGACGTGGTGTACCACCGGGGAGTGTTTGAGCGCATTGTTACCGAGTGCGGCTACAAGGCCATTGCGTCCAACGAGGCAATGGCAATCATCTACTCGGAGACGGCGAACGACGGCTTCTCGGGCCTCGCTATCTCCTTCGGCAGCGGCATGTGTAACGTCGCCCTCGCCGTCAATGGCATTGAGGGCTTCGCGTTCTCCGTGGCCCGTGGGGGAGATTGGATTGACGAGGGTGCGGCGAGGGCGGTGGGCAGCACCCGCTCCCGCATTTGTGCCTTGAAGGAGAAGGGTTTCGACCTCATGGCCCCGGTGGGGCGGGAGCAGGAAGCCCTCGCGCTTTATTACAAGGCGCTCATTGAGTATTGCTTGGAGAGCACGGCCCGCGAGTTCCTCCGCATCAAGGACAAGTTCTCGCTTCCGAAGGCTATCCCCTTCGTGGTGTCGGGGGGTACGAGCCTCCCGACGAACTTCATCCCCTTCCTCACCTCGGTCTTTGACCGCATGAAGAAGAAGTTTCCGTTGGATGTCAGCGAGGTTCGCCACGCTTCCGACCCTATGAACGCCGTGGCGCGTGGGCTGCTCATTCAAGCCCTGCAAGAGTACGACGACTGAACCTGCGCCCTCCGAGGAGGTACAACCCCCGTGTTTGCGAACCTCACGGAAGCCATGAAGCGGCGTCTCCTCATGGAGTTGCGCCGCTTTTGGTCGTATGACCCGAAGTACCGTGACGTGCTCGTGGACAACATACAGGGGAAGTACGCCTTCTCGGAACGTCCGCAGATGGGGATTATCCTCAAAGGGTCGTCTGCAAACCAAATGCCCCTGTCTGCCGACAACTTCCAAGCCACGGTTGTCTCATACTGCCACCTCGCCAAAGTGTTCGGCAAGCCGGGGTTGAGCATCGAATGGGTGCGCGAGGACGCCCGCGCCATTCAGAAGAACAACGGGGTGTTCCCCTCACCTCGGGGCATTTACTTCATTGAGGTCCGGTTGGAGGACACGGGCACGACAGACCCGAACTGCCCGACCCCCATGAACGGCGAGCAGTTGGTGTTCTACGTTGACCCCCTGCTTGACGTTATTGACGAGCAGCCCGCACGGCTCTCTCCACTCGTCTACGAAGTATCGCAAGAGCAGTTCTACGACGGCTCTTTGCGGGTCTACCAAATGCCGGGGAACGTGCCCTTCACGTTGGGGCGGGACTACACGGCTGACCCTGCCACGGGGACCATAACGCTTGTCCGCCCCCTCCCCGTATCGGACTTCCTCTCCGTGGACTACCGCTACGCCGGGGAGAGTGTCGGCCCCTTCCCGGTGCCGCAGGACGGGTCGAACAACACGGCCATTCCCGGCGTCGTGCTTGCCTTTGGGCGGCGCTCCGAGGACGGCGACATTATGACGGTCGTGGTCGGGGACGTGCGCGAGCCGTCCGCTCGGGAGTACGGCGGGCGGTGGGAAATGTCCTTCGACATGGACATCATGGCTCGTGACACGGCGGCGCAGCAGGAAATCACCGACCGTACCCTCATGTTCCTCTACGCCATTGCCCGCAACCGGCTCTCGGAGGAGGGCATTGAGATTACGCAGGTGGGCATGGGCGGGGAGGCCGAAGAAGTCTACGACGAGACGGGCGACGACTACTACTTCACCGCGAGCATCAACCTCACGGTGCTCACGGATTGGTGCATTCACGTTCCGCTCGACCACGCCTTCACGCGGGTCATCCCGGTCGCGCTCTCTGCGGAGCAAGCGGTCACGGGTCTGACGGACGACCAACTTGCGGCGGCGGGTTCTCCAACGGGCCTGTACGCGACACAGGACTTGCGCTTCCTGTCTCCGACAGACCCGTTCTTTCGTGACCGGACGCGGGACTACGAGTTGGTCCGATAGACCGCTTGCGCTGCTTGTCGCGGCGCACAATGCGCTGCTCCCGGTGGGGCACCTTCTCCTGTCCCGCCACAGGCCCACGCCGACCAATGCGCTTGCGCTCGCCCGAGCCAATCTCGCGGAGTTCCACGAGCACACCCTGCTCGTTCACGACCCCCGAAAACCGCACGGTGTTCGACGGCTGTGTAGACTTCTTTGGCTGCGGCTCCTTCGTTGCAGCGCGGCCCCTCTCTTTGCCACGGAACAGGTGGGCCACTTCGCCTGTCTTGGGGTGGACCTTGGTGTGGTAGTAGAGTTCTTGGACGACCCGGCCCTGCTTGTGCAGCAAGACGCGGGCCGTAGCCACGAGTGCGTCCACGTTCATTGTCCGGTGCCCCCTCTACATGCCGTGGCGCGTGGAGCGACACGGGCGGCACCACGATTGGTTGCGAACCACGTCCTCTCCGTTCGGCCCCGCGTGCTTCATGCGCCGCAGCCCAAACTCATTGAGGGGCTTCGTGACCCCGCACTTCGGGCACTTTCGCTGAACTTCTCCTGTGAGCATGTTCATTTCGCCCTGCACCACCACTACGTCGCGCCGCATGGTCATGGTCCGACACCCCTTGCAGAAGCATACGCGGGGAGGGGGCGTTTCCACCCCCTCCCCCCACCCGTCAAGAGCCGGGCTTACGCCGGGTAGGCGCTCTTGTCGCTCCACCGCAGGAGCACCTTGCCCGTGTCGGGGCAAAGGAGGCTGCGCCCGCTGACCACCTCCCCGTCCACGCTCTCGCCCATGTACTCCATGTTGGAGTGGGCGACCCACTTTGTCCACCGTTGGCCGAGGACGTACTCGCGGCCCTCAAAGGTGATGCGCTCGCCTTCGCGCTTCCACGAACCCCCCGAGGCGTCCCAAGAGGCGACGAGCCGCTCACGTTCAGCCCGAGCCTGCACGCCCTTGACCGTCTCGGCGCAAGCCGCCACGAAGTCCCCCTCCCACCGCTCTCCGACAATGTACGTCCGCAGGGACGGGGCGGTGGCGAGGAACGCCTCGCACTCGGCGCGGAGCGCGACGGCGCGCTCGTGGAGGGCAACCGCCGTCTCCACCGTGAGGTTGGAGTGACGGGCCGACCGCACTTCGCGGACGGCGGCGCGGAGGCGCTCGCGCTCGACCGCCTCGGGCGGGAGAGCGAAGTGCGGGGGCCGGGGCCACCCAAGGCCGACGAGGGCGGGGGCCGCGTTCGGGCCGTGCCCGACAATGCGGGTGACGGGCTTGACGTACCCGAGGCGAGGCCCGCCCCCAATCTGATAGTCGAATCCCGTCGTGCGGGCGACGAGGTCGCCCACCTTGATGTTCCCGCGTGCCTTGCGGGCGACGGAGTAGGAGGTGCTACGCACCTCCTTCACGCAGCACTCGCAGCCCTTGCAGCCCACGGCGCGGCCCTCGCAAGAGGGCTCGTCGTAGTCGTAGTCGCAGTAGTCGTTGTGGTTGTAGCGGCTCATGTGAGGCTCCTTGCCCGCGTAGCGGGACGGGAACGGGGTGTGTACTTGGAGTACGCAGCAGCCCCAAGTAGCGAAAGCCCTTCGGGTAGAGTTTTTTTATTCACCCATCTTCTCACGCGCTTATAGAGCAGGAGCAGGGTCATGCCCGTCTACGAGTTCACCTGCCATTCTTGCGGCCTTCGGTTCGACAAGTTGTTCCGGCGCATGGAGAGCACCGACGCACTCTCGGAAACCCCGTGCAGTTCTTGTGGGGAGCCCGCTTACCGACAGGTGACGGCGGCGGCATTCAAGTTCTCCCACGCCCCTTCCCAAGTGCGGGGCGCGGCTCCCCCGAATACGGGCACGAGCGACGATTGGAACTACGACAAGGCTATCGGGCGAGACGCCGAGCAGAAATGGAAGGTGGTCGAGAAGCGGGACGCCGAGAAGGCGAGGGTCATTCGGCAGGAGCGGGAGAACGGGGTTGTGCTCAACAAGGGACAACTCGTGCGCTCGCAAGAAGATGGCTCATACCGGGCTATCACGGAGCCGGAACGACAAGTGGTGAACGAGCGGCGCACCACGGCGTTCCAAGTGGCCCAAGCAGCGAAGCAGCAGGGGAAGAAGCCTCCCGAGGGCGGTTGATAGCGTCCCTATATGAACAACAAGGGTGACCTACCTCCCTCCCCGTGGGGGACGGCTCTACTGTCGGGCTTGCACTTCCGGCCTGCTCACGCGGGCTCGCTAAACAACGAGGTTCACCGTGGCTTTTCCGGGCAACGTCTACGCCGCTCCGGGCGTATACACGCAAACCAACTTTGAGTCCCCCGTTCAAGGCATTGCGGCGAACCTTCGTGTTCCCGTGTTCATTGGGACCGGCAACGAAATCCTCGCGCAGTCCAACCTTGAAGTCGTGCGCGGTTCTTCCGCGAGCGTGGACCAACGGGTTGTTGAGGAGGACGAGACGGGGCGTGCAGTCACGTTCGTTTCCCCGAGCGGGTCGGTGACCCTCGGTGCCTTCAACGGCACCTACGACCGGGTGCAGGTGCGACACTTCCCCATTGTGACCGGCAACGGCACGGGCACCACGGCGACGGACACTTCTGCGGTCAGCGTGACGGTGAACGGCGACCCCGTGGTTGTCCTGTCCATGAACGCGGCCTTGGGCATTCTCAAGTTGAGCGTGGCCCCGGCGGCGACGGACACGGTGCGCGTCACCTACTACTTCGACCGCACCGACACCCTCATCACCGACGACCTCTCCGAGCAAGTGGCTCCCGAGGCTCCCGTGCTCTACGGGGCCGTGGGGCAGAACTACACGGTCACGACGGGTAGCAACGACACCCTTACCGTGACGGTGGACGACGCGGACGAGGTGACCGTCACCATTTCTGCCTCTCCGAGCGGCGGGTGGACGGCGGCACAGGTGGCGGCGTTCATCAACAGCGCGGCGACGGGCACGAGCCTCGTTGCGGGCACGGCGACCAACAACTTCGGGCAGGTGGTGCTCACGCTCACGGCTGACCGCGACGTGGAGATTGGCAACGGCACGGCGAACACGACCCTTGGCTTCTCTTTTGGGGCCACGACGGCGCGCAACAAGGTGTTCTACACCTTCCAGCAGCCCATTGTGGACGGCACGGGCGGCGGCGTCACCACGACGGACCCTTCCAATGTGACGGTCAAGGTGGACGGCGTGCAAGTCATTCCCACGGCGGTGGACGGGCAGTCCGGTGCTGTGACCTTGCCCTTCGCCCCCGAGGTCGGTGCCACCGTCACGGTGCAGTACTACTTCAACTCGTGGCAAGACACCTTCGACTACTTGGCGAACCGCAACATCACGGACATTACGCTCTGCGGCGTTGCCCCCGACCGTTCCGACTATGTGGAC